CTCCTACCCCCCCACAAATGTCTGGTGGTATGCAATCAGAAATTGACCAAATATCAGTTTCTGAACAAGAAGAGGCAAAACAAGCCCTCATGCAAATTATAAAAATTTTACAACAAATGGTATCTCAAGGTGCATCAGATCAAGAAATAAAGGCGTTTTTACAACAAGTTGGTATAACTATGGAAGAATTGCAACAAGCTAGGGAGATGTTTGGCATCTAATGAGTGTGCGTCTTTTTAGAAGTTTTTTCGATAATGTGGTAGGTAGAAAACCTAGGGAGTTGTCTCCATCTGCAATTCAAGCAAGAAAACAAATGCTTGAGTCAATGAATCAGCGAAATGCTGATGTAATAGCAGAGCAAGTTCTTGCAAACACGTCTAAAAGAGGTGGTCTTATTAATGCAGCTAGAGCTATGGCTATACCAACAACAGAAGATATTGCTATGGGAGTTTTAGCTGGAGGTAGTGTTGGTGCGGGAGCTTATATGCTTCAAGATGTACCACCAGAAAAGCTTGGTGAAATAGGTGCAGCAATAGGGCTAACATACCAAGAGCTAATGCAAAAAATAAAAAACACAGCACAAGATGTTACAGCAGTACCACAAGCATATTTTATGCGTGTTCAAGAAGGTTATAACGAAGCAATGGATAAAACAATGCAGGAGGCTAATCTGAGTCCTATAATAGATCAAAAAATAGAAGGCGACCAGATTATAAGAACGCATCAAGATGGTTCTACGAGCGTTGCACCTAGATTTGAAGGAATTGACGAGGGTATCAAACCAGTATCTTTAATGTTTGCAGAAGGTGGACTTGCTTCAATGTATAGTGATCCTAGAACAGAAGGTTTCATAGATAGATTAAAACGGTTTCCAGATTATCAACCAACCACTAAACTAACAACCAATATAGGAGCTTTGCCAGATGATCCAAAAAGGCTCTCGACAAAAATTAATGCTTTTCCAAGGCTTCAAAAATTTTTTGGTTATGTTCCTGATAGATTTCAAGTTATAAATTTTTTAGTTGGTGAATACCCAGAAACCTTTGGTCAACAAGAAGGTTACTTGTTAATGGAAACAATGTCTGATGCTAAATTAGAAAATATGGCAGCCGACGCATTACAAAAAAAATCACAACAAACTGGAGGCATGGCACCATCATTAGATCCAAAAGAAATTTTAGAAAAACCAAATAATCGTTTTTCAGAGTTAGATTACAAAATATTAATGGATACTGGTCAAGGTTATGCAGGTATAGCTAGAGACATGGGTTTAGAGGGTGTTGATAAACTTCTTAATGAATTGACACCCCCTAAAAAAGAGGTATCTGACGCAGATTTAATAGAAATGAGTGATCCTATGAATTTAGGACCCGACAATCAAATATTTTCATTACAAGCAAGAATAGAAAATCTTAAAAAATCTTACGATATGCTCGTGCGTAATAATGAACTTGACAGAGCTCAACAAGTTGCAAATGATATAAACAACCTTGATGTTGAAATATCAAGAATCAAAGCAGGTATGAATAACCAGATGCAAGACACAGAAAGCATATCTGGTATGTTGCAAGCCATAAGGTAGCCACACATGGCTGTAAGGGGCGAACTTTACTCAAAAATAAAGGATCAGATAGATGCAGGCAATATGCGTGCTGCTTATCGTACTTTTGAACAACTACCCATAAAAGACCAAATAGCTATTAGTGTTACTCCAGGCGTAGGAGACGCTATAGCTGCTTACGAAGTTGGAGAATTTGGTCGAAGAGCTAGAACAAACATACAAGAAGATGACAGACTAGGTGCTGCAGGCAATATTGCGTTATTAGGATTAGCAGGTCTAAGTCTTTATCCTTTGTTTAGATTCCTTCGTGGTGCAAAAGGTTTGAAATCTGTTCCGAAAAAAACCGAGAAACCCCCTGTTGAGGAACCGTCACAGCCTTCTGCACCCAAGGAAACCCCAGAAACTCCAGAAATACCCGATGTACAGCCTTTTCAACCCAAAGGAATAGAAGAAACTTCTTTTAGAACAGGACTAGGATTCGATGATGGTAGAGGTGTTGAGTTTTTAGATGAAATTGTACTTGGTTCAAAAGCAAGAAAATGGATAAATGGCATAGATCAACCAAAAATTAAGCCACTAGGCAAAAAAATACAAAAATTACCTATAGAACAATGGAAAACGAAGCTAGAACAAGCTGGAGTGCCTAAAGGTGAGCTTAGATTGTTGAAAATTCTTAACGAATCTAACGAATTACACCCAAAACTTATAAATGAGGCCGCAGGAGCTAAGAGCGTTAGTAGAGAATTTATTGATGATTACATGGCAAGATCACAAAGAAACGCTATTAACATAAGAAACACTCCAAGACGTTTACTAGAATCGTCAAGTCAAAGACCAGACAACATAGATAATGCAACACAAGGTCAATTAAATTATTTTGTGCGTGGCTCTGGAGAATTTCGTCAAAAAGACATACACAATCGTGAATATACAGCAAATTCACAAGATGCAATTAATGATCTTACTGGCAAAAATATGTATGTTTTTGATGGATTTGGGCTTATGCAGCCGGGAGCTAGATTGCGTAATGTATTTGGTGATTTGCCACAAAATCAAAGAGATGAAATTGACAAAATTTTTAAAGAATTAGAAATAGATGAAACTTCTAAAGGCACAAACATATTTAGGATGCAATCTGATTTTCAAAGAGAGGCTAGAGACATTAGAGAAGATCTATTATCACCTCATCGAAGAGCCAAAGAAACTTTGGACAAGCAAATAAGAAGTTATTACACACAAGGTAATATATTAGAGAAATTGAATGTTTTAAGAGGTTCTCAAGCAGAAAATCTAAGAAAATCTATAGATCCAGAGTTTTTTCAAGCCATGAGTGGTGGTGAAGAAATGCTCAAAAAATACCTAGGTCCAAAACTTTATGCACAAGTAAGCAAAAATTATGACAAAGAAATAGTAGATATATTAGATGAATTAGATTTTCCACCTGATTTAAATGATGATTTATTTGAGGCTTTAGAAAACGCTTTTGTACGTGCTGAATCAAACCCTCCTTCTGGCTCAAAAGATACAATTATAGAACTAATGAAAGACTTTGAATTTTTTAAAGTAAACCCAGCACGTAACGAAGAAATCGCACAATTATTTATTAGTAGAAACAAAGCAGCAAACGCTTTTAAAGAAAAAGTTATGCTAAGTAATCCAACTGGTTTTATAAAACCTGCACTAATGAAAAAACTCATCAAATCGTTAAAAGTTTATGACGATAAAGTTTCTAGATTGAACAAAGCACAGTTAAAAGGCAAAGAATTTGATGATGCACTTGATGAATTAAATCAAGATATTCTAAATTTAGGCATTGATTCTTTTGTGTTTAGTCCAAAAGATTTAGCTAGAGCTACAGGCAAGCCTTTTGAAGAAAGCTTACCTTTATCACCTCGTGAAATATTTTACGCTACAGATGCTAGAGGTAGACAAAAATATATAAATGTTGCAAATGATGATATGTCTTTATCTAAAGCTTATTTTGACGACATAATTGATGAGTATAGTGCTGTGTTTGAAGCTGGCGATGGCATTAAAATTTTGAAGAAAGCAGCAGGTTTATCAGCTAAAGAAAGAGGTTTCAAAATAGATCCATATTTTGATGGTGGTAATACTAAATATTTTAAACTGCCTGTAAGAACACAAGTTTTGAAAGCAGCAAAAAATAATGAAGATTTTGTGTATATTGGACAACAAAGAGCAGCTTCAGAATCTTTGGATACTGATTTAGTAAGAACCTACCAAGACGCACAAAAAGAGCTTGGTAAAATTCTTGATGAATTAAATGTAGACAAAAAAGATGTATTGAAAACTATTGAGGGCACAGGCACTGAATTTGATGGCACTTATTTAAAACTTACAGATGAGATCAAAGAAAAAATACGCAAGCTAGGTATCAATGCTTTCAAAAAAGGTGGTGCAGTAGAAAGCGATAACATCAAAAGCACCTATAAACTACCAAACAATATCAAAAATAATGTATTTAAAATTATAAATACTGACATACAAAAATTACATGAAGATGTAGTACGACCTAAGTTTAAAAAACTTGGTATTGACAGGTCTGAAACACAATTAAAAAAAGATTATAGTTTTTTTGGTGATACTTCTTATAACGCATACTACGTTTTAGCTGATGCTTACCTAGATGGAAAAATTACGCAAGATGATATTTATGAATATTTTCGTAAAGTGCAGCCTGAGAATTATTTGGATAAAGATGGCAGCAGATACAAAAATATGCAAAACATGTTTAACGCTTCTGACCCAGATAGCTATTTTAGCGACATTATAAACAGTGTAAAAACACAGAAAGAAGCAGAAAAACAATACCTTGCATTACTTAAAAGACTAAAAAAAGACCACAATGTTACTGTGCTAGATTATGAATACGGCAATCCACAAAACAAAAGACAAAAAATTACTGATTTTATGTTTCAAGTAGGCGGAGAAAAACCAAGGGCTAACGTAATTATGGCAAGACCATTTATAGACCCTTCAGGTGAAGCTATTATCAATATGCCTGTAACGCACGATTTTAAAGAAAAATTGCGAACTTTAAATGAAGAGTTATTCCATGTTGGTCAATTTAGAGACGAGCAATTAACTGGTAAACCAATTGATAGATTAAGAAACGTTAAATATTTAATGCCGCTAGGCATAAGAGGTCTGATACCAAACGACCCAAATCTAGAATTTTTATATAAATTACAAAATGAGGCTTTAAAAGATGCTATTGGATTTAAATTAGGTACACACTCACATCAATACGGTAGATACCATGACCCAGAAGCTATTGAAGGCATACACAGAGATTATAAACAATCAGAAGAGTATTTAAAACAATTCGGTTTAAGTACTACAGACCCAGAAAGTTTTACCTATAGAGACCCAAAATCTGAACGTTTTTTTGAAAATCCACGCAAACAATATGCAGGTTTTGCAGAAGGTGGCGAGGTGCCATCACAAAGAGAACTAGCTAGAATATCAAAAGCAAAAATAGATGAAATCGAGGCAGAATTACAAAACATTCTTGAGTTCAGAATTTATGACAATTTATTAAAAGGGGGCACATTAGATGAGTTGTATCAAGATTATGATGCTGCTAAAGATATAAAAGAAAATATTATAGATACAACCGAATCAAAATTACGTGAATCTTTAAAAATACCTTATAAAGATGAAATAATTGATATACTACAATCTGATGATCCAAGAGCAAATCTTGAACAACGTCTTGATGTATTTGGAACAAAACAAATTGATCGTGCTCTACAATCTTTAAATTTGCCAATAGATGTAAGAAAAACACAACGTGGTACTAAATTTGGAAAAGATATATACGATGGAGACAAGTTCAATATAGATTTTACTGGATATAAACCAGATGATGGTGATTTTACTGGCGACATAGATTTCAGGTATAGAGATGCAGGACGTTTTGGCAATATTGATATACAAAGCAGTCTAGATGAGTTAGGCGATATAGACACTTACGGTAGATATGGATATACAAAAGGACCTTTTGATGTGCGTGCTCAAAAATATCCAGGACGGGATATAACAGGTGATGTAAGTTATACACTTGAAGATATTAAGGTTGGACAAAATCAAACATTAGGTGTGCGAGCGATGGTAGATCAATTAAAAAGAGTAAAATTTAATTTAGATTATCTATATGACAATCCTGAAGGTGGGTTTTTTCAAGCAGGGTTAGGCTTGTCTAATAGAGGTAGCCCACAATTAAATATTGAATTTGGTAAACAGTTTTGAACCTATCCCATTTATCTGACCAAGAAATTAAAGAAACTTTAGTTCTCAAAGAACGCCTTGAATTACTAAAAAAACAAAAAGATTGTCAAGATAGTTTTTTAAAATATGTTGAATACATGTGGCCAGAGTTTATTTGTGGCAGACATCATAAAATCTTTGCACAAAAACTTGAAGATGTTGCTAACGGAAAAATAAACCGACTTATTGTAAATATGCCACCTAGACATACTAAATCAGAGTTTTGTTCTACCTATTTTCCTGCTTGGATCATGGGTAAACAGCCCAACCGTAAGATCATGCAGACTACCCACACAGGGGAACTTGCTGTAAGGTTTGGTCGTAAAGTTAGAAATATGATGGACACAGATGAATATAAACGTATTTTTGACAAAGTAGAACTACAAGCTGATTCAAAGTCAGCAGGTAGATGGGAAACAAACAAAGGTGGTGAATACTTTGCTGCTGGTGTCGGTGGTGCTATAACAGGTCGTGGTGCAGACTTACTTATTATTGATGATCCACATTCAGAACAAGACGCTTTGAGTCCAAGTGCTTTAGAGTCTTGTTATGAATGGTATACCTCTGGACCTAGACAGCGTTTGCAACCTGGTGGTGCCATTATTTTAGTTATGACTAGATGGAGCACTATAGATCTTACTGCAAAACTACTGGACGCACAGAAAGAAGAGGCTGCGGATCAATGGGAAGTTGTTGAGTTTCCTGCAATATTTCCAGAAACAAACAATGCACTATGGCCTGAGTTCTGGCAATTAGATGAACTGAACAAGGTTAAAGCATCTTTACCTGTTCAAAAATGGAACGCACAATGGATGCAAAACCCTACATCTGAAGAAGGATCTATCATAAAACGTGAGTGGTGGAATATATGGGAAAGCGAATCACTTCCACCTGTAAGTTATATCATACAAAGCTACGATACAGCTTTCTCTAAAAAAGAAAACGCTGACTATTCTGCAATATCGACATGGGGTATTTTTAGACCAACACCCGATTCGCCAGAATGTATTATATTGTTAGATGCACAAAAAGGTAGATGGGATTTTCCAGAATTGAAAAGAATTGCTTTCAACGAATATAAATACTGGGAACCAGATATGACATTGATTGAGTCAAAAGCATCTGGAACACCTCTTACACATGAACTGCGTAGATTAGGCATACCTGTGGTTAATTATTCTCCGACAAGAGGACATGATAAATCTACCCGTATGCACTCTGTTGCACCTATTTTTGAATCTGAACTTGTTTACGCACCTGCAAGAAAGTTTGCAGAAGAAATGATTGAGGAGTGTGCAGCCTTTCCTTTTGGTAAAAACGATGATTTATGTGATACTATGACACAAGCTCTAATGCGATTTAGAGAAGGTGGTTTAGTTTCACTTGATGATGATTATTCAGATCAAGAAAAAGCACCAGTAAGAAGGGTATATTACTAATGGCAATAGAAAAAGACATCAATCCAACAATACTTAATGAAGAAAATCAAATACCTTTAGGTGATGAAGGTATGGAAATAGCTTTGGATGCCATACAGGAAGCAAACGAAGAAGATGTGCAAATGTTAGATGATGGTGGTGCTTTGCTCGGACCTAGTATGCCAGATGTTCAAGAAACAGGTTTTGATGAAAACTTAGCTGATTCGTTAGATGAAAGTGAATTAATGAGAATAGCAAATGAGCTTGTTGATGGTATTAATAAAGATAAATCCTCAAGAGAAGATTGGGAAAAAACATATACCGATGGTCTAAAGTATTTAGGCATGAAGTTTGATGATGAAAGGTCAGAGCCGTTTGAAGGTGCATCTGGAGTGATACATCCGTTATTAGGCGAAGCAGTAACAACATTCCAAGCACAAGCATACAAAGAATTATTACCCTCTGGTGGACCTGTTAAAACACAAGTAATCGGTGCATATAATACAGGCGTTGAAGAACAAGCACAAAGAGTTAAAGAATTTATGAACTATCAAATAACTCATGTTATGGAAGAGTTCGATGAAGAGCTTGACCAAATGTTGTTTTATCTACCTTTAGCTGGATCTGCATTCAAAAAAGTATATTACGATGAAACACTTGACAGAGCAGTGTCTAAATTTGTTGCACCTGAAGATTTGATTGTTCCCTATTACACAACAGATTTAGAATCATGTTCAAGAATTACTAACGTGGTTAAAATGCCAGAAAACGAGGTAAGAAAACTACAAGCAGTTGGTTTCTATAGAAAAATTGATATTAATTATGAAGATGATGTATCTAACTCTTCTGATGTAAAAGAGGAAATAGACAAATTAGCAGGAATCCAACCATCATATGACACAGGTGAAGTGACAATATTGTACGAAGTGCATTGTAATTTAGAGCTTGAAGGTTTTGAAGATCTAGATGAAAACAACGAAATGACTGGAGTTAAATTACCATATATCGTGACAATAGACTCAAATTCAAATGAGATATTGTCTATACGTAGAAATTATGCAGAAGAAGATCCAATGAAAAACAAAATAGAATACTTCGTGCATTTTAAATTTTTACCTGGTCTTGGGTTTTATGGGTTTGGATTAACACACATGATTGGTGGCTTATCTAAAGCTTCAACTTCAATACTGAGACAATTAATTGACGCAGGAACACTTGCAAACTTACCAGCAGGTTTTAAAACTCGTGGTATAAGAATACGAGATGAAGATGTGCCATTACAACCGGGTGAATTTAGAGACGTAGATGCACCAGGTGGTGTACTTAGCCAAGCTATACAACCATTACCTTTTAAAGAACCAAGTCAAACACTTTTAAGCTTGTTAGGTATTTTGGTTGACGGAGGTAAAAAGTTTGCTTCTATTGCAGAAATTAATACAGGCAAAGGTAATCCAAACGCACCTGTAGGCACTACTTTAGCTTTGTTAGAAAGATCTACCAAAGTTTTGTCAGCCATACATAAAAGATTACACAATTCACAGAAAAAAGAATTTAAGCTATTAGCACAAGTATTTAAACAATATTTACCACCTGAATATCCATATGCAATCGCTAATGGCAATACCACGATTAAGTTGTCTGATTTTGACGACAGAATTGATATATTCCCCATATCTAATCCAGATATTTTCAGTCAATCGCAACGTATTGCCATGGCACAAGAAATGATGGCGTTGGTTCAATCTAACCCACAAGTGCATGGTCCGAATGGTATATACGAATCATATAAACGTATGTATGCTGCTATAGGCGTAGATAACATAGAACAAATATTAACCCCACCACCACCAACTGAACCATCTCCGTTAGAGGCTGGTTTTGAAAACAACAAACTTTTATTAGGTCAACAAGCACAAGCGTTTGGACAACAAAACCATGACGCACATATAGCAACACATATGGCATTGTTAAAAACACCACCTGTGCAAATGAACGCACAAGTTCAAGCTTTAATACATTCACATATAATGCAACACTTACAAATGAAAGCAGACATGATGGGCGAACAACAAATGCCACCAGAGGTGCTACAACAGTTTCAACAACTTCAACAACAAGCCCAACAAGCAAATCCTTCAGAGGCTCAACAATTAGTCCAACAAGCAGGCGATATTCTTGCTCAGTTTTCTGCACCAATTATGGCACAACTGGTAACAGAGTTTAGTCAAAATGTTGCTGATCCGACAGATGAAGATCCTTTAGTTGCCATAAGAAAACAAGAATTAGCACTTAAAGGCCAAGAGTTGTCTATGGAACAACAACAGTTCATACAAGAAGAACAGCGTAAAGCTGCCGAAGCACAAAGACGAATAAATGTAGATCGTGAACGTATAGATTCTATGGAAGACATAGCTGAATTAAGAGATGAAACAGCTAGAGCTAGACTTGAACAACAAGCTAAATTTAAATTAATGGATATAGAAAACCAAAAATAAAACTTGCAAATTTAAAAAACACACATAATAATAAACGACATGATTAAAAGAACGGAAATAAATCAACAGAAAACACCAAAAGTATTAAAAAATAAAAATGGCTATAGTAATAAAGGCAGTGTGTCTTTAAAAACTAACGCTGGTACTTTTAAAGCTAATACAAAACCACAACCTGGTATGGGCAAAGGTAAAGCCAAAGGCATGGGTATTGCTGAATTTGGTGGTAAGTTTTCTGGCGTTTATTAATGGATCCAGTTTGGCTTGCTAAAAAATTTCTAAAAGAAATTGAAGCAAGAAGAGAAGACACTAAGGATGCAATGTTAGCAGGCTGTAGTGATTTTTCTCAGTATGAATATTTGCGTGGGCGGTACAGTTCTCTCGCTGACGCAGAAAATATATTTAGAGAACTGCTAGGAAAAACAGAACAAGATGTCACAGATTCAAGTACCTGAACATGTTGCAAAGTCCATAGAGGCAGAGCAAAAACAAAAAGAACCAAAAACAATCGACACTCCAACAGAAGATGGTGGAGCACAAACAAAAGAAAACCCTGCATATGTAAAAGAGTCTGCACGGGTTTTAGATCCTACTTTACTAGAAAAGTCATTTTTAGACCGTATGCCACAACCAACTGGTTGGAGGATTTTAATTTTACCTTACAAAGGTAAAGCGGTAACAGAAGGAGGAATACACTTAGTTCAACAAACAGTAGATAGAGAATCTTTAGCTACAGTTGTGGGTTATGTGGTAAAAATGGGTCCTGATTGCTACAAAGATACAAATAAATTTGATCGTGCGTGGTGTAAGGAAAAACAATGGGTATTAATTGGTAGATATGCTGGTGCTAGATTTAAACTTGGTGATGAATCTGAATGTAGAATTATCAACGATGATGAAGTTATAGCAACTATATTAGATCCAGATGATATTCTTGCAGTATAAGGAGATAAAATGGCAGAAGAAAATTTGAAAACAGTAGAAGAAACAGAGGTTGAGGACGGGGAAATTGTTGAAATTGATCCTGTAGAAGATGATCAACCAAAAACAGAAATACCTAGAGAGCCTGTAGATGAGGAAGCAGATCAACAATTAGAAGATGTTTCTGATACTCCAGAAGCAAAAAAAGAAGATGAGCTTGAGGATTATTCAAAAAGTGTACAAAAAAGAATTAATACACTGACCAGAAAATTAAGAGAAGCTGAAAGGGGACAAGATTCAGCATATCAGTATGCAAAAAACTTAGCTGAAGAAAACCAACAACTAAAAACAAAAAGTCAACATTTAGATAGATCTTATCTTATGGAAGCTGAAAACAGATTGAAATCACAAAAAGCACAAGCTACAACTGCTTTAAAAGCAGCACATGAAGTATCAGACTATGAAAAAGTAGCAAAAGCACAAGAAGTTTTAGCAAAAATTGCTGTGGAAGAAGCAAGGGTAAATGCGTCAAAACAAACCTTAGAACAAAACATACCAGTACAACCACAGCCGAATGTGATACCACCACAACAACAACCACCTCTGGACGCAAAACAAGAGGCATGGGTAGAAAAAAACTCTTGGTTTGGTGAAGATGAGATCATGACTTTAGCAGCTTTTTCTATAGATAAATCTTTAATAGCAGAGGGTTTTGATCCAAAAACAGATGATTACTATAATGAAGTAGATAAAAGGATGCGTGAAAAGTTTCCACAAGAGTTTGAAGGGGTTTCAACTAAAAAACCTCAACAAAAGGTGGCTTCAGCAGGAAGAGTAGCGGGTAATGCAGGCTCAAAAAGACAAGTAAAATTGTCTCCAGCAGAAGTTCAAATGGCAAAAAGATTAAACGTACCCTTAACAGAGTACGCAAAATATGTTAAAAGGTAATAGTTATGACTGAAAAAGATAACAAAAATACAAACAGAACACCACGTTCTGCCGACAATCGAGCTAATAATGAAGTTCGCAAACCATGGAGCCCACCATCTATGTTGGATACTCCTCCTGCACCTGAAGGTTACACTTACAGGTGGATTAGAGCCGAAATAGTAGGCCAAGAAGATCGTAAGAATGTTTCCTCTAGGATTAGAGAAGGTTTCGACCTTGTTAGATCTGAAGAGTTAGACGATTCTCAAAAAGACCTTTTTGACACTATACAGCAAGGCAATCATTCAGGAGTAGTTGCACGAGGTGGTTTGCTATTGGCTAAAATTCCTAATGAAACACGTGAAGAGAGAAACTCCTACTATGCTGCACGTGCACAAACTCAGCAAGATGCTGTTGATAACGATATGATGAAGGAATCAGATCCAAGCTCTCCGATTTTAAATCCAGAGAGAAAAAGCAAAGTAACTTTTGGCGGTGGT